GCTTGGATCAGTTGCAAGTGATTTAGATTTATTAGAAGCAACCTCATTTGATGAAAAAGATTTATTAGCTTTAGTAAAAAAACAAGAAGTCATAGAAGATGAAGCACCAGAGATAAGATCAACAGAAATTAAACTTGGCCAAAAATATAAATTAGGAAATCATACGCTTGTATGTGGCGACGCAACCAATAAAGAACATATTGATTATTTAATTAAAGACAATGTTATTGATATGGTTTTTACTGATCCACCATACGGTATGTTTTTAAATGCTGATTTTAGTGATATGAAAACAAATTTAGAAATGCTTAAATCAACAGGTGCACCAAAAAGTGGTGGTAAATATAGACAAGTCATAGGCGACAATGATGATTTTAAACCAGAACTTATTACAACAATATTTGATAATTTAGATTGTAAAGAAATATTTATATGGGGATTTGATTATTTTGCTGAATATATAGTCAATAGAAATAACGGTTCTGTATTTGTGTGGGATAAACGTTTAGATGAACAAGCAGATAAAATGTATGGTTCGTGTTTTGAACTATGTTGGTCAAAAGCTAAACACAAAAGAAATATAGTTAGAATTAAATGGGCAGGTATTTTTGGTACAGAGAAGGAATTTGATAAAAAAAGACACCACCCAACACAAAAACCAATAAAACTATCTAGTTGGTTTATAGATAATTATTCAAAAGAAAAACAAAACATTGTAGATATTTATGGTGGTAGTGGTTCAACGTTAATAGCTTGTGAACAATTAGAGCGTAATTGCTTTATGTTGGAACTAGATCCAGAATATTGCCAAGTAATTATAGACCGTTGGCAAAATCTAACAGGACAAAAAGCCGAGTTAATTGGAAGTCTATAATGGCTAAAAGGGGTAGATTACCAAAACAAAAAGATAAACTTACAGGGCATAGGAATAATTCATTGAACGTAATACAAGGTGGTAAATCATTTGAAACACCAAAACCTAATTCAAGGTGGTTAACTAAGACACGTACTTATTGGAAAGAATATTGGGATAGCGAATTAGCTAGTACAGCACAACGAGTTGACTTCCCGGCATTTTATCGTTTATTTCAATATTATGACGAAGTTGAACGTGCAAATCGTACTATACAAAATATGGGCAATAAAGGTTTATTATCAGTTGGATCAACGGGACAACCTACAATAAACCCATTAATTATGCTAACGCTGAAACTAGAAGAAAAAGTATTAAAATTAGAGCAAGAGTTAGGATTAACACCATTAGCTAGACAAAGACTAGGCATAGCGTTTGGCGAAGCACAAATGGGTTTTAAACAGCTTCAACAGCTTTTAACAGATGATGAAGAAAAAGAATTAGTAGATCCACGTCTATTAGTTTTAGAAGAAGAATAGGAACAATATGAAAGAAAAACTAATTGATTTTATAAACGATTGGAAAAATGTACTAACAGATGATGAACTAGAAGAAGTAGTAGTTATATTAGTTAAATCATTAGAAGAAAACGATAAAATGCAACTAAGTATAAAACACCAACAATTACAAGAATTTATTTTAGATAAATTAAAAAATGGTAACAAACAAACAAAGTGATTATATGAAACCTTGTATATGCTGTAATGAGTATTTTTATGCTAGGTGGTCAGATATTTGCAATAGGTGTACAAAATGACTGGTGCAGTTGAATATATACTTATGTGCGAACAATGTTACGATTTATTCTATGATCCAGACGAAAGCAAGATAATTTGTAAAATGTGTGTAGAAGAATGATTAGCTTACCAGAAACTAGGGGTGCAAGAGTTGTTAAGTTTATTGAAAAGTTTTGTGTCCACGGCGAGGGCGATTTTTATGGCGAACCATTTACGCTTGATGATTGGCAAAAAGCAATTATCTATGATCTATACGAAATAACCGATAATGGCGAAAGACAATATAGAGAAGCGTTGGTTGGTTTACCAAAGGGTAATGGTAAAACAGCTTTAGCAGCAGCAATAGGAATGTATGAGTTACTAGGTAGTGGTGTTACGTCGCCACTTGTCGCCGTAGCAGCTGCAAGTTATGAACAAGCAAACCTAGTATTTGGAACTATGAAAACTATGTGTACTGAAAGTATCTTTTTACGAGATATGGTTGAAACGTTTGAAAATGAAATACAAGTTAAAAACGCACCGGGTAGAGCATTTAGAGTTGCAGCAAAAGCAGGTACAGCAGACGGTGGACGTAACAGTTGCTTTATAGCTGATGAAATACACGAATGGAATAACATTAACTTAGAACGTGTACATTATGTTTTATCAAACAACACAGCAAAACGTAAAGACGGTTTAGTGTTAAACATTACAACAGCAGGACACGATTTAGATAGTATGGCAGGTCGTATGTATCAACGTGGTTTATTAAAAGAAGCAGGAAAACAAAAAGATCCAGAGTTTTACTTTAAATGGATTGGTGCAAATGAAACAGACGATCCAAAAGATGAGAAAATTTGGGAAAAAGTTAACCCGGCTATCCCTAACGACTGGTGGCCAATAGAAAACCTAAGACGTAGAATGAAATCGTTACCTATAAACGAGTTTCAGCGTTATCACTTAAATCAATGGACTAGAACAGATCAAGAAAGTTGGATTGAAATAGAACAATGGTTAGCGTGTGAAGATACAGAAATGAAACTTAGTCCAGAAAGACCTTTATTCGTAGGTATTGATATGGCACTAAGGCACGATAGCGTTGCAATAGTATATGGACAAAAAGATGAACACGACGTTATTTACACACAAGCAAAAATATGGTTAGCTAATGACGAAAACTTTATGGATTATCAAGAAATAGAAGCATTTGTTGTTGATCTAATGAAAAAGTATAAAGTACAGGAAGTAGCATACGATCCAGCATTTTTTGAACGTTCTGCACAAGTATTGCTTGATAGAGGTGTACCAATGGTCAACTTCCCACAGACACATTCAAGAATGATACCAGCGTGTGGTAATGCTTATGACTTAATTGCAAACAATAAAGTAAGGCATAATGGCGATCCGACATTTACAGACCAAGTAATGTCAGCTGCACAAAGAATAACCGATATGGGTTGGCGATTATCTAAAGGTAGATCAAAAAGAAAGATTGATAGTTGTATTGCAATGGTAATGATGTTAGACCGTATAACTGCACCAGAACCAATAGATGATGAACCAGAAGTTGCTATTATAAACTTATGATTAACTATATAACAACAATGCTAGAAGTAGTCGGTGCAGGTCTTATAATTTATGGTGTATATACATTAAATACATCACTTGCTTTTATAGTGGCAGGTGCGTTTATGATATTAGGAAGTTATTTAACAGTTAGATGAGTTTATTCAAAAGAGCAGAAAACAGGGACGCAGCTTTAGGCAACCTAACCGATCTATTAGCACTACGTGAGGGTGGTCTTTACAACTACACCGGGGAAAAAGTAAACGAAATATCAGCATTAGGCATTTCAACAGTATTTAGTGCCATTTCATTATTAGCTGATAGTATTGCGTTATTACCAGTTAAAACACTTAGATATGATAGTGCAAAGACAATATTTACAGATAAACCCAAGTTTTTAGAAACACCAAATGCAAACCAAACAATCTTTCAAGTTATGCACGAAATCATTACATCAATGGCAATGCACGGTAACGCATTTGTTTTAGTAGATAGAGATAGACAAAATAGACCAGTAGCGTTAACACCAGTACACCCAGACAAAATAAAAGTAGAAATGCAGTATGGCGAGAAATGTTATTTTATAACAAACGCTAATGGCAAAGATGAACGCAAGATTACAAAAAACAATATGCTTCATTTTACTTGGTATTCATATCCGGGACAACTTGTTGGCGTTAGTCCACTAAGAGTAAATGGAAATACTTATGGACTTGCATTAGCAATGGAAAGACACATTGCACAGTTTTATGGTCAAGGTGGTACACCAAGTTCAGTTTTAGAAACAGATAGAGAGCTTACAGCTGAACAAGCTAACGTACTAAAAGAAACTTGGTTAAACAATCATTCAAGAAATAGAAAACCAGCAGTTCTTACAGGTGGACTGAAATGGAAAGCTATATCAGCTTCGGCAGGGGACGAACTTATAAAAGCACGTGAACAGATAGTAAATGAAATTGCACGTGTATTTAGAATACCGGCACATTTATTGCTATCTAAAGACGGATCAAACGTATATTCAAATATTGAAAGTAACGGACTTGCGTTTGTAAGGCATACACTACTTCCGTGGATTAGACGCATAGAGGACGGTTTTAGTTCATTATTACCGGGTAAACAATATGTTAGATTAGATACAGATGAATTTGCACGTGGCGACCAACTAAGTAG